CACCCCTCTGGTTACGACGTTAGGTAGGATTCGTGGTTTGAAATCACGAACAGTCCCCATTGTCGGCCATTAAGGAATGCTACCACTCTACGATCTGGTATGATCGTCATCACATCTGCCTACATGCCACATACCAGTGGATGTAGGGACGCCTCGTCAGCGTTCCCAGGCCCTTTAGCGTACGCTATTCGGGTACAGCAAAGTGTGATTGGAATAGGTAACCCCGTGACTGGGGTTCCTTCCATACTTACGTCGGCATCTAGCCGTTAACTTAGCCCCTTGGAAGGTTAAGCGGGCTCTATGGAGAGTCGGTATGACTAGCAGCGGTCCATTTGTGAGTACGTTCTCGCGTCCTAGCGAGTTCTTCTACCAGGAGAAGCGGCGCACCCTTGGAAAGGGTAAGCGTCGATCTCCACTTGCATACAAAAAGCAGTATGCTCGACAGGTAGTGACTGTCTCGCAAGAGACGAGTCCTCCCAACGCTGTTTCGTTTGCGTCCCAGATCTCGAGCGAAATCGCGACGTCTCCTGCTATGGTTCTTGTTTCTAACAAGGCCTACGGGAGATTCGCCGATGCCGTTCGGAGTCAGGCGCAATGGGCGGTTAACCTAATCGAGTACGAGCAGTCAGCACAAATGCTGATGAAACGTTCTCACCAGCTTATCGAGATCGTCAAAGCGGTAAACCGTTTTGATATCTTGGCTGCTGTGGGTGCCGTCAAGTCCGCTCTTAATGCCACGGGTATCGACTGGAAGAGGGTAACTCCTCCCAAATCGAAGGCTCGTGCGTATGCGATGGCGAAGGATGCCGCTGGACTGTTCCTCGAGTACAAGTACGGATGGGCCCCCCTTGTGGAGGACCTCTGGACCAGTGCTTTGATACTGTCCGGTGAACGTAAGAAATCCGCGTCAAAGAGCGCTTCCCTGTCTCTTCAGTACTTTCCCTCGCTGAACAACGTCTTCCAGGACACCTCAACAGGTGCCCATAAGAAGATATTGCAGCTACAGAGAGTATATGACTGCAGACTGTCATGCCGCATAGGGGCCGGAGTTCAGGTTAGTAACCCTAATCTGGTCTTCTGGAATGAAATGGGTTTGGTAAACCCAATTTCCTGGGTATGGGAAGTAATTCCATACTCACATGTGGCAGACTGGTTCGGGAATTTCGGGCAGCTAATCGATAGCTACACGGATTTTCTCGGGCTGGACCTGACTGAACCATACAGTACTGTCTTCATAAAGGCAAGTTACTCTGATACACGCATCGCCATCGAAGAAGGTGGCGGCGCGTGGACACATGAGTATACCCAACTTTATGGTGATGGTCTCTGGATGGCTCGCGACCTGAGCATTACCAAGCCCAGGTTTCAGTCAACATATCAGATACCTACTCTCAACAGGGCCGCGCAAGCGGTCGCTATGTTGGTGAATCTTCTCCCGAAAAGGTGAAGGTGGGTCCTCCCCTAGGACTTGTAGATCACAGGAGAGCGTCATGCCTGACATGGCAGACATCACCGTCAAGAAATACGACGGTACGACCGACATCGTGCACAGCAAGATCAACGCCTCCGGTGCTGATGGTTCCGACGCCGTGTGGCGCCAAGTGACCGGCAACGGCAACCCCATGGGTCTGCAGCCGATCTTCAAGGCCCGCTCGCGCTACGGTTCCGGTGGCAAGGCGCGCATCCTCGAAACCAACGGCATCTATCCGGCCGTCTACACGGACACGACCACTGGCCTGAAGAGCTCCAATGGGAGCGTCAGGGTCAAGGTCATGATCAGTGTGGACACCGGCATCGATGCCAACTCGGTTGCCGAGGGCGTGCACCAGCTGCTGAACCTGAACTCGTCCGCGCTCATCAAGAGCTGCGGCGTGAACGGATCCGCACCGACGTAACCCGCAAGGGCCAAGCGATGTAGACCCGGTGGCCGTAAGGCCTCGTCAGGAAAACCACCAACACCTCAAACTGAGGCACGGATCGAACTATGAAACACGATATCGATCATCGGAACTACTCCCTTGAAATAGGGAGTGTGCTTAAGGGTCTTGCCCTTGAGCTCGGGAATGAGTCTCTTGTTCGTATGGCCCAGGCCTATGAGCGTAAGGACTACATGGACATCTTGTCGTACAAGATAGATGTCCGCAGTTACGTTCGTGACGACGGAGTCAACACCCATGTCCGGCTTGCCGAGTACATGGTTGACAACTTAGTCGCGACGTTGCTCAAAAAGGCTCAGGATCTACCATGTGAGTTGGATCGAAAGACTCCGACTATGCAGAAGTGGGTTGAAGCCGAGCTGCAATGTTACAGAACCAACAAACGTCTCTCCTGCTTCATGCCACAGTTCGTCCAACGGGCGGATTGTGACATTTTTGTGCGCGATTTTATATTGCGCACAAGGCAGAGGATTGCTGATTGGCTCGGTAATGTCCCTGATCCCGAACTTGCGTTCGGTAAGGGTGCAACTGTTCTCGACCGCGGAAGGTTCACAACCCTTCCAGACAAATTGTCCTCAGGTCCCTCTTTCACGTCAAACTGTAGTCTCGATGCACACTTGTGGTATGTCGGGACGATGTGGAGCACATGCTCCATCAGTTTGGATCAGGAGCCGATCCGTGTTGAAGGCGACAGGCTTTCGTTCGCGTCTAAGACGGCGCTTATCGACAGGCCTATCAGCCCACAACCGTCCCTAAATCTGGCCCTTCAGCTTTCCTACGGTCGCAAGATCCGTAGCAGGCTGAAAACAAGAGCTGGATGGGATTTGGATCGAGCACAGGAGATTCACAAGCGGGTCGCTTGTGAGTCATCTGTAAGTCGAGAGTTTGCCACTCTTGACTTATCCAACGCGAGTGATACTCTGAGTAGAAGATGCGTGGAGCTTCTGCTCCCCCGCGCCTGGTTCGAAGCGCTCAATGCGTGTAGAACTGAGCGAACCGCCGTGGATGGTGACCGCAAGGTCTTCCTCCACAAGTTCTCGGCGATGGGGAATGGGTATACCTTCGAGTTAGAAACGTTAATTTTCGCGGCCTTGGCTTGCACCTGGACCGAACTTCATGGTCACGATGCAAAACTAGGCTTGAATGTTTACGTTTACGGGGACGATATCATCATTCGTGATGAGCTCGCTTCCGGCTTCTCGAAGGTCTTGGAGTTCTTCGGTTTCTCGCTCAACAGTGAGAAATCCTACTGGGGAAATGTGCCCTTTCGTGAGAGTTGTGGAGGTGACTACCTCCTTGGCTTTAATGTAAGAGGCATGTATGTCAAAACCGCCCCTAGTGGTCCAAGCGATCTTATCGTTCTTCTCAACCAGCTTTATGCGTGGGCTCTTCGTTACGAAGAAATCACGCTACATCGTCCTCTGCGTGCTTGGTTCATGCTTCTTGATCGTTGCCCTAAATGGCTTCGATCTCTGCGTGGACCTCGAACGCTGGGTGATAGTGTTATCCACGATGACCAACGTCATACGTGGACCCTTTCACTGCGGCAGGTGAAAGGTGCCAGTTGGAAGACGACCCACATAAAGGTACTTCACAGAGACCCTCGGTTCATACCATGGGTCCACTGGAAGCCTCAAGTGGTTCTCGCGTGCGCCGTCCTCGGTGTTGGCGATGGGAAGCGGGGTGTACAACCTCGCGACCTTCCCGCTACATACCGAGTCGGTTGGGCTCAGCTATCCTGGGAAGCTGAGGAGACGGGAT